GTCCGGGAATGGGTTGCGGCCCGCAATCAGCTGGCCATAATGTTCGCTGGGCGCTTCGACGCCTGACCGTATCTGAAAACCGCATGGGCCAGGTCAGATACACAGACTTTCAGACACTCCCAGCGGACCTCGTGAAACGCCATGGTCGTCTCGATGCTCCGTGAAAAGCCTGTGGCCTGGCTCTGCCCACGCTTTCGGCGGCGTGTTGACTCAGATCAGGGATTTGCCGGTGCGAGCGTTCGATACATCGACTCACATGCACAGGAGGGTTGGGTTGGGTCTGGTCGAATTTCTCTTTGCTGTCGGCGGCCTTCTTCTGACGCCGGGGCCGACGAACACGCTCCTTGCGCTGGCAGGCGCGAGCGTCGGTCTGCGTCGCGCCTTCCCGCTGATCGGCGCCGAGATTGCTGGCTACCTTGCAGTGGTGTTGCCCCTTGCATTGTTCGGGCAGGCGCTTGTGGATCGCTGGCCGGTTGCGGGCGATGCCTTGACGCTGGCCGCAGCCCTTTGGGTCATGTACCTCGCCGTCCGACTCTGGCGGCCGACCGCGCCGGGTGTCGGTTCGGTGGAGGTGACATGGCGCCGGGTCTTCGTCACAACCCTCTTGAACCCCAAAGGTCTGATCTTTGGTCTCGTCCTGCTGCCAGCGATTGCATCGCCCGATTTCTTGCCGAGGCTGGGCACTTTCTGCCTTTTGATCGTCGTCGTGGCGAGCCTTTGGAGCGGGTTCGGTGCGCAAATGCGGCGCAACCGAATGGATGATCGTCCACCCCTCCTGTTTCGTCGGTTTGCAGCGTGCTGGCTTGCGTTGCTGTCAGTTGCGCTGGTTGCCGGCATGGTGCAGGCCTGACCGTCTCGGCGAGGGTGATCACATGCCCCTCCGGCCAAGCGACACGGCGCGGGCGATGTCGCTGGCGACCTGCGTCCGGGACTGGCGGAAACTCTCGGCGTCGCGGGCGTTGATCGTGACGTTGACGGTGGAGGCGCCCGCATGGCCGTAACCCGAGGCTTCCCGCCGCGACAGCACACGCTCCCCGCGCTGCAGGATCGCAGGCACCTCGTCGGGCCGCAGCCCGGCCCAGCCTCCGTTGTGCATGCGCGGGGCACCCGCGAAGGCCAAGGCCGGGACCATCCGGCCAGGACCAGGGGCGCCGACCATGCCGCCCGCATGCAGGATGTTGGCGAAAATCCCACCCGCCCCGCCCAGCGCGCCGGAAAGGGCATTGGCGATGGGGCCGAGGATGAAGCGGCGGGCGGCGAGCTTCGCGAGATCGGCGATCATCGAGGTGACCAGATCGCGGAAGTCGAGCTTGCCGGTCTTCACGAAGTCGCCGATGGCATTCTCGGCACTCTGAAACGCGCCCACCAGCGCGCTGCCGATACCCCCGCCGATGTCGCGCGCCTTGGCGGCGTAATCGGCGAGCGCCGCGGTGACGGCTTGCCAGCCAGTGAGGGCCGTGTCCGCGCCCTCGGCGGCCGCAGCCCCGGCGTCGCGTGCAGCGCCGCCAGCGCCATCGGCGGCGGCAGCGGTGTCGTTCAGCCCGGCCGTGAGAGCATTGGCCGAAGTGGCTGCATTGGCGAGCGCGGTTTCTGCTGCGGTCCCCGTGCCGGTCACTGCATTCTTCAGCGCCTGCCAGCTGGCGAGCGGCCGACCTGCGGCATCCGCCAACATGCCTGCGGCCTCGCGATAGCCATCGGCCCGGGCGCGGGCATCGTCGGCCATCGCGCCGAGGCCAAGGTCTGGCGGTTCCAGATAGGTGCGTGACAGCGCGGCCGAAAAGGCATCCGCGGCGGCGGTTCCGGCTGCGGTCGCCGCCCCCTCGAACGGATTGCCAATGCGGCCGAGTTCCACCGGATCGAGTGCTCCAATCCGCACCCCACCTTCGCCGGTTGCCCATTCCGGCAAGAGAGCCAGCGCTGCGTTCAGGGTCTCGATGAAGCTGTTGATGCGGGTGACGACGCCATTCAGCATCGCCTCGATGCCGGAGATCAGCCCGTTCGCCGCCTGGAAGGCGAAGTCGCCGATGGCACCGGGCAGGCTGCCCCAGATTGCGACCGCCGCGTCGTAGGCCCCCTGGAAGATCGCCGCCGTCCGGTCGCCGAAGCTCACGACGCCTGCGATGGATCCTTCCAGCGCCGAGAGGCCCGCCGCCTTCAGCCCCTCCCATCCGGCCTTCATTCGCGCCAACGCCGCATCCAGCGACAGGCCGATGCGGGACCAGACCTCGCGTGCCAGATCGCCGAGGAGGCGGAACGCCTCGCCCACACCGCCGACCCGGGCGACAAGCTGTGAGAACTGATAGACCAGCTCGCCCGCGCCAACGATCAGGGCGCCGATGCCGGTGCGGATCAGGGCTCCGCGAAGGAAGACCAAAGCGGTGGCGAGGCCGCGCACCGACAGGGCCGCCGCGGCGAGACCCGCCACCCACCGCCCTGCCATGACGGCGGCGAAGGTCGCGGCGTAGGAAGAAAGTCGGCCGAGATTGCCGATCAGCCCGTCGATGGCCGAGCGCAGGATGCCGCCGTCCGAGGCCAGCGCCACAAAGGCATTGGCCAGCGCTTCGATGGTAGGGGCGACGGCGACGGCGATGCGATTCCGAAGGCCGTCGAACACCAGCGACACCGTGCCCAGAGCCAGTTGCGTACGGCGCAGGGCTTCCAGCGCATCACCGTCCAGAACTGCGCCAAGGTCCGAGGCCTGATCCCCAAGCCGGGCCATCTCCGCCCCGCCGTTCCGCAAAAGCGGCAGCAGGCGTGTGGCGTCCGAGGCCATGGCCTCGAGATAGAAGGTCATCTCCTGCTGGCTGAGCCCAGCGCGTTCCAACGTGTCGACGTAGAGTTGGAGGGCTTCGGGGCCGGAGAGGCGGGCGAATTCGTCGGCCGTGACACCCACGCGCGGGGCGACATTCTCGAAGAAATCCGCCATCGGCCCGCCGCCGGTCTGCAGGAAATCCCCCACCCGGTCATTCACGTCCTTCAGGATGTCGGCGAGCTTCTCTTGCTCGATGCCCACCGTCCGCGCCCCAGCCGACCAGCGCTGCAGGGCCTCGGGCGTCGCATTGGCGACCTGCGAGAACTGGCGGATCTGGGCGGCGCTCTCGGCGGTGGAGCGGACGATCAGCCCGAGCGAGGCCGTGGCGGCGGCAGCGGCGGCCCCGAGCGCCAAACCTGCACGGCGTGCAAAGGCGGCCAGCCGGGTGTTGGCCAGTTCCATCTCGCGCGACAGGCGGCCAAAGCCGCGCGCCCCGGCCTCGCCCACCCCTTCCAGTTCGGCACGCACGCGTCTTCCGCCCTCCGCCACGAGGCGGACGGAGACCTTCTTCTCAGCCATTGCGGCGCTCCTTGCTTTTTCGGATCTAAGTTCTTACGCTAGGGGTATCGATCATGGAGGCGTATGATCATGTCCGAGACCGCCACCCTTTCCTCGAAGTTCCAGATCTCGATCCCCAAGGCGATTCGGGCGGCCCAGCATTGGGAAGCCGGGCTGACCTTTGCCTTTATCCCCAAAGGGACGGGAGTTCTGCTGGTACCGGTCCCGAAGCGCGATGCCCTGAAAGGCCTCGCCCGTGGGGCTTCCGCCACCGATTACCGTGACCGGACAGACCGCATCTGATGCTGCTCGTCGACACATCCGCATGGATCGAATGGCTGGTCGGTTCGGCCACCGGTGACCGGGTGGCAGAGCACCTGCCCGATCAGGCCGACTGGCTGGTGCCGACCATGGTGCAACTGGAACTCGCCAAATGGCTGACCCGCGAGGTGGGCGAGGACAAGGCGGATCAGGTGATCGCCTTCACGCAGGTCTGCCAGGTGATCCCGCTCGACACCGAGATCGCGCTGGAAGCGGCCGAGGCTTGCCGCATGCACAAGCTCGCGACGGCAGACGCCATTGTCTTTGCCACGGCCCGTGCGCGGGGGGCGACTATCCTGACCTGCGACAGTCATTTTGAAGGTCTTCCCGGCGTGAGGCTGGTCCCAAAGGTCAAGGCCTGATCCCAGTTTGGTCGGCACTGGCCATCTGCTCGTTGAGTTTGCGCACCATCACCGCCTCGATCTCGGGCAGCAGTTCGGCGGCGATCAGGGCATTGACGCCCAGCGCCTGCGCCAATGACAGCGCGGCGCCCATGTCCCATCCGATGACGGCCCCCGGCGCGATGCGCAGCTGGCCGCCAAGGCGCTGGGTCAGATCCCAGACCTGCCAGCCCTCGACCGTCTGCAGCCGGTTCAGTCTTGCGGGGCAGTCCGGGCAGGGGCCTTCGCAGGCCGCGCAGTAACCATCGCCCCCGCCGAAGGACCAATCGGCGAGGGCGCGGAGGCGTTTTTTTCCTGATCCAGCATCAGGCCGCGGGCGACGTATTGCGCCTGGAAGGCCTCGAAGACCGGCCAGATTTCCAGAAGTGCGTCGATCCCGGCCGGGCTGACGGGCATGAGGTTGCCTGCCTCGTCGCCGACGCCTTCCCAATCCAAGACCGCGCGGCGGGCGACCGCCTTGGCCATCGCCAGCGCCATGTCCTCCTGGCTGGAGCTTTCCGACAGGCCGTCGATCAAGGGATCGGCGCGGGCAGAGACCATCAGCGCGGTGGTCAGTGGGGCCACCAGGACGCGCAGGCCAGGCAGCAGGTCCAGCCATTCGGGCCGGTTCGAAAGGTTCAGGCGGATCATGGTCAGTATCCCGTGACAGTGTTGATGAGGACGGCGGTGCACATCCGGGCGGGGCTGGAGGCCTTGGCGGCCTGCCAGTCGAAGGTGGCCTGGATGCCTTGCGGCCCGGGAATTTCGATCCGCGGGACGGGCAGGTAGACGGCATGGGCCGTGAAGGTGAAGCTGGCGTTCGCCCCGAGGCTGTAGGCGAACTCCAGCTCGCAGGGCGTGCCGTCGATGGCTTGGGTGACGAGGGCGCTATCGGCGAAGCGCACCTCGATCCGGCCGGTCAATGCGGCCATGCCGGGATCGGCGCCCTCGATCTTGCCGTCGTTGCGGATGGTCTCGATCCGGTCGAGGCCGTTGGCATAGGTGATCTCGGCCGAGACGACGTTGCCCAGCGCCGTGCCGTTGCGCTTC